CATGACTGACCAAGGTACCAAACCAATTAAAGACTTGAAACGCGGTGACCTCATTCTCACAAACGACGGTTACCAGCCTCTTTCCAAACTGGACATCGGTGATAATTACAGCGACGATATTATTGCCAAGTCTATTGGTTCTAAGGATTTTATGGTGAAAATACCGAAAGATTTTTTCGCAGAGAATGTCCCCAGTGAAGACGTTTTCGTAACCAAAACACATCCTCTTTCCGTAACACTTTTAAGTGATAAAGACGATACTGATTTTGAATTTCTCCATCTTTTTGTAGAAGAACTTGTACAATTGGGTATTGAGTTTGTACGACTGGACAAAGAAAAACATCTCTACAATTTAATTTTCGACAATCACTACGAAATAAATGTCGGAAATATGAAATTTTTAAGTCATCACCCCAATCACTTCAATCACAATGTGCGATTGGTTTCAGGTGATGAAATAGATCCATCCAATAGATCTAAAAAGGTGTATGCAGATAAAAACGGTCTACACTTTAAAAAGATAACATTGAAACGTCTGTTGGATAAAAAACCAGAAAAATTTACTGATAAAGAATTCCTTGCCAAAATATTAATATTCGATAAAACATTTTCCAAAAATTTAAAATTGAAACCTAATACTGGTTTATGTTAAAAGCAAATTACTTATAATTTATAAATATGACAATTTATAAATTAAAAATAGAGAATAGGGAGTATACGGATGTCTCTGTAGTAGATGCTTATACATTAAAGCCGAAATTAATACCTAAAATTTTAAAGCCAATCCGTGATAAACTTTTCAATCATGATATTTTCGATGTAGCACGTGATGATGTAACAGGTCAATCATACATTAGACTGTTACACTCATCAGCACGTTCAATGCAAGTTGTTCCGGGAGTTCTTGTTTTAAAAGACAACAAAACATTCGGTAAAAAAAAAGACAAATTCTTCTTCAAATGTGTTCCTGATGACAAACGACTACCTATTTTCGTTGTTCCATATAAAATTAGACATAAATTCAATAAAAATTATAAAAATAAATATATAGTATTTAAATTCAAAAGTTGGGAAGGTAAACACCCTGTCGGACAAATCGAAAATGTCTTAGGGGATGTAGACCATCTCGACTATTTCTATGAGTATCAACTTTATTGCAAAAGTTTATACGCATCCATACAAAATATTACTAAAAAGGCTCTTAAGAAACTAAAACAAAAAACCGAAATGGAATATATAGAAAATATTATTGCGAGTCAAAATCTAGTAGACCATAGAGAAGACCGTAATATTTTCAGTATTGACCCACTAAAAAGTAAGGATTTTGATGATGCTTTTAGTATAGAATCTCTTGAAAATAATACAACCCGTATTAGTGTATATATTTCCAATGTATCCTTCTGGATGGATATGTTGGATTTATGGAGTTCTTTTAATGAGCGTATTACTACTATTTATCTTCCGGATAGGAAACGTCCGATGCTTCCAACTGTTCTTTCCGATGCTCTTTGCAGTTTGACTCAAAATGACATAAGGTTTGCATTCCTATTGGAACTTTATATTGATAATGAAACTAATAAAATTATTAGTAAAGAATTTCATAATAGTGTCATTAAAGTAAAAAGGAATTTGCGTTATGATACCGATGAACAAGAAAATCATGCAGATTATAAAAAACTTCTTAACATTTCAAAACAAATGAATAGAAAATCTATGAAGTATATGGATAATATTGATAATAGTCATGATGTGGTTGCTTATTTGATGATAACGATGAACTATATTTGTGCAAAGGAGTTGGAAAAACTACAATGTGGTGTTTTTCGCTCAGCAAAATTGCGAACAACTAAAGAACTTCCTGGTAACATATCCAAGGAGGTAAAAAAATTTGTTAAAAATTGGAATAGTTTTGGTAGCGAATACAATAAGTTTGAAAATATGGGGGGACATGAAATATTGGATTTCGATGCTTATGTGCATATTACAAGTCCGATTAGGCGATTGGTAGATTTGCTTAATATAATGGTTTTGCAAGAAAAACTCAATATAAAAAAGATGAACAATGAAGGTAAAAAATTTTATGACTATTGGACAAGTGATAATAGTTTGGAATATATTAATACAACAATGCGATCTGTTCGAAAGGTTCAAAATGATTGTAGTTTACTGAATCTTTGTACGGAAAACAAAGAAATTTTCAATGAAATATTTGATGGGTTTGTATTTGACAAAATTATTAGAAATGATGCACTTTATCAATACATGGTGTTTTTACCTAAGATTAATATGGTAAATAGATATACATCTCGATTTGATATTGATAATATGACAACTCAAAAATTTAAAATTTATTTGTTCCAAGATGAAGTAAATTTGAAAAGAAAGATTCGATTAGAACAAGTTATCGAATAAATAGTTTATTTAAACAATTTAAAAGAAAAAGTAATTAAATTATAAAATGAAGTTAATTACTTTTTTAATGTTTTTTTTGCAAATTACGATAGTGATATCTGATCGTCAAATGTCACAAACTCCAAATTATTCTCCGGTAGAAATTGATAAAGCATGGATTAAAGTTCCATGGACAAGTGGAGGATTTTATTTTCACAATACATTGACGAGAGAGGATAGAGATGATTATCCTCCATGTTTGACGGGTGTATGTGAATGGAGATAATTACTGTATGCTAAATATATAATAATATTGATATATTACCCATCCTGCTACAATTATAGTGGGAAAAAAAACTAAAATTTTCTGACGGAGAGATAAATGTTTCATACCTTCAAATGACTCTCCAATACTGTCAATATCTTCTTGCGTAAGGGGTTTTCCCATTTGATATAATACTAAATCAATTATTTAAATAATATTTAATTCATTAAATATTATATAATTCATTAAATATTATATAATTCATTAAATATTATATAATTCATTAAATATTATATAATTCATTAAATATTATATATATTTTACAAATACAAAGACTGATTTGTTGCAATAGATTTCAAAATCAATTCAGGAACTTTACTCAACTTATTCAACAAACTGACATTTTCTTTGATTTGACATGCTTGTTCCAATTCTTTACAAATATTTTTAATTTTCAAAATAGCCTTCACAAATTCCCCAATATAAATATTAAAACCCTTCGCTTCATTATATATTCTAATACATTGTTCTTCATTTTCTGCCAAACACCATTGAAACATAAATCCACTCATATCATATTGAATGTTATATTCTTGTGCAAAACTTGTTTGATGTTTCGTTTCTATATCATACCAATAATCTAATGATTTTTTAATTTTTTTTATTGTTTGAATTATATTATCATTACAATTAATATAATCCACGTTGATATATTTGTCCTCATCGCTTAATCTTATAGGTGTAAAGATACTTACCACTGCCACAATTTCTTCAGGAGTTAATAGATCAAATCCTCCATCATCCATAATATCAGCCAACGCCTGCGAATGAACCTCGTGAATATTTGCAGACATTTTACCTTTATTTGTTAAAGTTAAATCATCACTGATATAATTTTCATGTTTCAAAATATTCAAATGGAGAGAAATTTCAGTTCCAAAATAATCCCTCGTATTTTGTTGTCTTTTTACCATTTTTTTTAAGTCAATACCTAGTACCATATGGTTCTTAAAATATAGATAATCTTTTTTGAAAAATTTATCGCCTGAAATATCATCCATTTGGCTTAACATTTTTTTTTTATTCTTTTTATTAGCATATGGAATATGTTCTTCTAATTCATAATATTGTTTAAGAGTTTCTCGGTCTGTTTTTAAAAACTGAAACCCCTCCTCTTGTTTCTGATATTTTTCTTTCAAGTCATCATGTTGTTTTTTAATCGCCAATTCTTGTTGTCCCATTTCATTCGAAAGCATACTATTTTTCATAAATCCATTAAAATTAGTATTACCTGTATATAACAAACTTATCAATAAATTAAAATCTATATTAAGTTTGGATGTTAAGGTTTGAGGAGAACAACTTAACATCTTAGTATATTCACTAAAACTAGGATTATTATCTCTTAAATCAAATAAATTATTTAAATGAAACACATATCCTTTTGTATCTTTACCTCTCCTGCCTGAACGCCCTGATGCCTGACCATATTCATGAGAGTGTAAAAACCTAAATCCTCTTCCGTCAAATTTGGTCAATCCTGTAAATACAACAGAACGAATCCCCATATTTATACCCACTGCAAAGGTTTCTGTTGCAATAAGCAATCTAATTAGTCCATCATTATAAAGTAACTCAATCATTTCTCTAAAAATAGGTGTCACTCCGCTGTGATGTACTGCTATACCTTTTTTTAATAGTTTAACAATTTTTTGAAATTCTGGTAATTTTGTATATTCTTTCCAATTATCTAATTTAGAAATTAAAATTTTTGTAGCAGTTTGTTCTATAGTTGATGGAATAGTAGAATCATCATTGAAAAGAGAACGTTGAATTTTTCCCGCCCATATATAACATTGTTTGCGGGAAAATATAAAAGTCAATGCTGGGAGCAGGTTGTTCGTTTTTAAATAATTTACCATTTCATTAAATACAAAAGTATTGTTAGGCTGGATTTTATTTTCGTAGTTGTATTCCAATAATTTTTTCATATTATAATAATTTTTCTCCGCAAATGGATTATCTTGTTCTTTTAACAAAACAGGTTTATTTGTCATCTTCTCAAAAAGATCCTTATGAGAAGAATGGATTGCATTTAGTTGTGATTGTGGTAAAGTCATAAAAGAATAGTGAAAAAGGGGAACATTACGGTAGTTTGAAATACATAGGTACATCTCATTTCTTTTTGCCCCAAATACTTGATTTTCATTCCACTGGCAGAGTTTTTCCGGTTTATTTATTGTAGCAGATAATCCCAAGTAGGGAACATTTTTAGACAGAAACATGATTGATTTTTCCCAAACATGACCTCTATCGGGATCATTAATATAATGAATTTCATCAAAAACAACCATACCTACATCTTTTGATACATCCATATCAAAATCTAGATTTAACTTATCTTTATCTAAAATATCATTTTCAATGCATTTCTGCTTTTGAAGAGTATTGAGTAAAATTTCAGTAGTTGCTATAATAACTTGTGCGTCGGGGTTAAACTTATTATCACCCGTTAAAAGACCAAAACTAATATTTGGGAATTTTTTTTGAAAATTATAGAATTTTTCGTTACTAAGAGCCTTAATGGGAGTAGTATAAATAACTTTTTTTCCCATATCTGTAAAATACTTAATGGCGAATTCTGCTGGAAGTGTTTTACCACTGCCAGTAGGTGCACATACCATTGTATCTTTACCATTCACAATAGAGTAAATAGCCCATTTTTGAAAATCACTTAATTCAAATGGGAAAATACTAAAATATTTTAAAATTTCTGGATCATTAACTGTAAATTCCGAGTTACAATATTTCATGTTATAATTAAAACATGCAATATTATTCTTATATTTTTTCAATTTATTATTTATGATTACCTAATGCTTTTTCTACTAAAAATACAAAATATACAATTAATAATATCGCCCCTAAACTAGCCATTGTATAATTTATATTATTATGTTGATACATGATCCAAAAACCTGTTGTTAGAATGGAAAAAATAGTAGTAATACGTATACCCCATTCTACATTTTTAGAATACACAAAAATTAAAACAATAAGTAATTGAGAAAAAAGATGTAATAAAAATCCAATAATTCCTATAGGGTCATGGTGATTATTTGCTATATTTTCGGCCATGACATGTGAAAGAGGATCACTAAGTAATATGGCTAAACAACTAGCCACAAAAGAACTTTTTTTAGCACCTACTGCATAAAGCCCATACACAATACTTAATGTTATTATTGTACTAGATACTGCTCCGTAAGTTATACTATCATAATGTGGTATAATTCCATTCATTGATATATTATAGTATTATAAAAATTCTGCGATAGGTAAATAATGCCCAAATTTTTTTATAACACACATATGAGATACATTTATGTTTTGAGACCTTAGTTTAAGGTCTAGTCTTTCTTCACATTCTTCAATAATTTTTTGTATTGAATAATTAGGACCCCATTCACATAAAATAGAGTTACAGCACATGCATTTCAAACCGTATTTTTCTTCTACTAATTTACTTGAAATGGTTGATAAAATACGTAAATAATCATAAGTTGTATTTATTTTTACTTTTGGAGGCTTAAATGGATATGTAACCATATTGCTGAAATCTAAGGTAACCAAAATTGTTTTATCATAATTTTCATTTAATATAAATATATTTATTTTATCAACCATAATATTGTTTCGAAAACCTGTAAATATATGGTCATAATTATCTATTATTGCTGAATTATTTTTATTAATTCCATTTTCCCAGTCTCTTCTAAATTCTCCTAATAGTCTCCGTGTACTCATCGACATTATATATATATAACTTAAATATTGTTAAATATTTAATTATTGTTAAATATTTAATTATTGTCAAATAATTTATTATTATATGTATGTGTTCAATTTTCAAAATTTAGACATTTATTTAACAAAGTGTTTGTTCATATATTTCTGTAGATTAAAATAAGTAACCTCATCATTTTTCTCAAGTTTTAAAAGGCTCTTGAGTTTGTTATTAGGTTTAATAATTTTTTTGTTGGTCTTGTCTGGCAATTTATGATCTTTAATATATTGAATAATATATTTTGTTACTTCAGTTCTAGCAAGTTGTGTCCCTTCTTTAACACCCATAAATGTACAAAGATCTTTTGAGATTTTAGTTGGAACTGCAAATCCAGATGCTTTACGGTTACCTTTGTTTTTATTCTTTTTACTTTCTTTCTCTAATCGTTTAATATTTTTTTTAACATTTCTCTCTACAGTTTTAATTTGCGTAGATAACATTGTAATAGTTGTTTTAAACGTACTTAGTGTTTGTACAATTTCCATAAATTGGGAATGGATTTCTTCGTTAATACTAACGCTGGGTTGTGTGGAATTCTCTACAGTAGTGTCGGGTTTTGACATTTTATATTCTACATTAATGGAGTAATCTTTAAATCAATTTATATAATAAAATATTTATTATATAAAATGTTGTATGAATTGTCATATGAATTGTCTTATGAATAAAATTATGCCTCAGAATCTTCTGGCTCCTGTTTATTGTTGCGCTCTAAAACCCAGTTCTGATCCTCTCTACGATTGGAACGGGGTCCCGCTCCACGGGGTCCCGCTCCACGGGGTCTTACATGGCGTCGATGGCGTGCTCCACCGTTTAACGATTCACCAGATTCATCGTCTCTGGTAGAGCGGTTTGCGTTTCGCGTTTCACACATAAGTGGACCTTCAAGTACACCCTTAACAGAACCTGCCTGATAAGGATGATCCGTGCTGTCACTGCTCTTAAGAACAAAAGAAACATACTCACCCTGAACAAGATACTTGTATTGTTCAGTGTCAACATTAATGCCCGTATGGTGGACAAAAACATCTTCGTTCTTTTTATCTCCGGAAAGAACTGTTACAAAACCAAAACCGGCACGGTTATTAAACCATTTAACACGACCTAAAAGAAGGTCGCTAGAATCAACATTGGGGGTTGTGTCATTAGCATTGCTCATGATTTATGTAATAGTAATTAATTATTGTTTAAGTATATTTTTTAAAATATTAATAAAAATATATTTATTCGACTCTACGATAGTGTAATAATAGAATATTATAATAATCATATTCTAATTTTTCCCTGAAGTGACAATGATCTTCGCCGCAGAATATCATAAGACCATTTGCATCACAATCTACAGGTATACAATCTTCCTTACTACTAATGGGTTCACATCTACCAATATTTTTTCTTACTTGATTTTTAAGATCTACGTAAATATTCCAATTAGAATCTTCGGGTTTATCTACAATAAATGATACTGTATATGTACATTCAGGTCTATCAGTATGTGGAGGTAAATCAGTTCCCTTTGTATAAAATGATGTATATGTATAAGTT